TTCCAAAGTCATGTCATGTTCTGTGTATCCATCGTTGAATGGATAACCATAGAGATTTCTTGGACACAATGGGCACGCCGCATTACATCTACTGGAAATTTCTAAATGAACATGACGTATGTCGCTGATACAATACATATCACCCAGTTTTAATTTTACCCAACAACTGTTTCAGCTTGGTACTTTGAACATCGGCTGTGATTTTGCCTGGTTCATCAGGCTCAGTGGCAGTGGCTTCGCCTGGAACAATCTGGCTTTTGGCTTTGATTGATTCGTAGATTGACGGTGCTCGCTTCTTGAACTCTTGATATTGTTCGTCTTCGGCCAAGTCAGTAATGCGCATGGTTTCAATGTTGTACTCCAAGTCAATTTTTTGCCCCACGCCCGTGGACGAGCGCGACTTCATACACTGTATTTGATACTTGCCACGTTCCTTCATGGCTCGCGACGTAAAGATACCAAACACATTGTCTGCTGTGTTGATCTTTGAGATACCACCCGATATGTGCGAGTGATCAAACTCAATTTCCTCCACAGCTGATCGGTTCAACTGCGACGCAGTGACCATCAAGATACCCAGCTCTTTGGCCAAGTTTCTCAATTCTTCTGAAACATACTTGTCTTTGACAAACAAGTCGTTGGGGCTGACCTTGGCGCTGACAGGCATCAGCAAGTCCAAGTAGTCTACCATGATAAAGTCCACTCTGTGACCGGTCTTGATTTGATACTCTTTCAAGAACGCACGAATGTCATTGATGTTGCTCTGTGCTGGCAGGGCTTTGACCTGATAGCTGCCGGCCTTTTTGCCCACCATTCTCACTTTGAGAGCTGCTGTTTCTTTGTCGCGGCGAATCTCTTTGGTGCTCATGTTGGTCAACATGGCTGCTGTACGTAGACCTGTTAGCTCTTCCGAAAGTTCTAGGGTGATGTAAACACCATGTAGGCCCTGCTGTACCCAGTTTAGTGCAATGTTCATCATCACAAGGCTCTTGCCTGATCCTGAACCTCCGGCAAAGATGTTGAGTTCACCTCGTGAGAATCCGCCGTACAGCAGTCGATCCAGTTGCCCCCAACCTGTGCTGACCTGTCCACCAGCATCAAAGTACTTAGAAAACATGCCTTCGGGGTCAGCCCAAAAGTCTGTGCCAAGATCTTTGGTCAGCGATATCTGTACAGCATCTTTGATCAGCTTCTCTACTGGTTCAAACTCACCCTTTTCTAACAGGTCTGCTGACTTCAAAATTGCTCGTTCCAGCTCTTGACGTTTGGTAAATGCTTCAAACTCTGTCATGAACCACTCAAAGTGTCCTTCATTGAGATCGGGCACCGATTCCAACTTCACACCAGTGGCTGCTGCTATTTGCTGCCGGTCTGGCAACGTTTTGAACTTGTCTGAATGTTCGCGAATAAACTCTGCTGCTGCTCGCAGAGTACGATCAAAGTTCTGTGAGTTATAGATATTTTGAACACGCACATAACTTTGTGCGTCTTCCAGCATCATTTCCAAAAACAGCTTTTGAACATCAACGTTGTAGTCTTTTAACAAGTTGCTTCTTCCTTACTTCAATTTTGATTCGGCTAGTTTCTCTAGATTCAAATATAGTTAGCAGCGTGGCCAGCTTTCCATATTTTACCACAGCGTCATTGACATCTTTACAATTATCCCAGTTTGGAACACTCACAGCCCACCCCAGTTCCAGCGCACGATCAATCAACTCAAGTCCAGCCTGGTCTTGATCAGGCACAACCGTGATTTGTCGACCCAAATTACGAATTAGTCGAGCTTGTGTGTCGCCGATTGTGTTGTGCATCACAGCCACACCACCTATGCTTAGAGCATCAAAAATACCTTCTACCACTATCACATGCTGCCAATCTGAGCCTTGCTGGTCAATACCAAACACATAACCAGGTTGACTGTTACTGATATATTTGGGAGTTTTGTTATCTAAAAATCTTGTGGTGTATCCTACCATGACATTATCAAAACTAAATGGTATCAACACAAATGGTCTAGTCCAATGTACGCCATCGTTGCGTATAGCTGTCATAGCTGGAAAATCATTGGGCACACACCGGTCTCTAAGATACTGCCAATACAACGGCAACTCTGGTGTTATCAATTCACAGCCTGGAGGGAAATCATCAAATTCTTCAAATTGAATACTACCTACAGCATTGGCTGTTTTGATTCGGTCATCTAATATTCCATGAATGCTGCGATGTCGCAGACTTTCCAAATTCAGTTGTTCAATTTCAGACTCAGAAACACCAATGGTCTTAAGCAATGATCTAGCACGATATGGCACAGACCTGCCCAATACAAAGCTGGCCTTGGTACCGCAGTTGAAACAATGATAGGTCCAACTTTGGTCATTGAATTTTATGCCGCCGCGACCTCTGCGATCATTACAACAGGGAGCATTGAAACTGATCCATCCTGACGGAGTCTGTTTGCGTTTGACAGGCAGATAATCAAGGATGTCTAGCATCCTTACATTATAGCAGAATCTATGGTTGAAATCAACTTGTCTGCTAACATTCTGTGTCCTTGTTCATTGGGGTGGCCGCCAGGCATGATCAATTGCCTACGTTGGTTAGCAGGATGATCCCTGAACCACATTGTGGTAGCAAAATTGGGCCAGATCATGGTTGGCAGATCCAGTGTTTGGTCAGCAGGCATGATATGAAATTGCATCATTGGTATGCGATGTCTAGCAGCTTGTCCATCAAAAAACATAGCAGTTTGAATATAATTCAATCTACACAGTTCGGCACAATTGGTCAGCACCAAATGACGTTTACTAAGATCTCTAAAGGGTTCAGGCACTACCGAACTGCCATACTCAACCCAGGTGCTGTGGACAAACTTATTCCAAGGAGGATCATTGGCAAAGCTTCGATGATTGGGATTGTAAAAACTCAATCGATCGCTGTCAGTGTGCGCAACCAGCACCAAACAGTCTTGTGGATTTGGTTCGTGTTGAAACCACCATAGATAAGTCCATACTGAACTTTGTAAGCTGCCGCCAGCTATGCCAAAGTTTTCTGTGGGTACACCATAATGCTGGCCCAGCAGACCCAAAAAGCAATTGGTCTGTCGATATGGATCATTCTGAGTCCAGCAACTGTGAGCATCAGGCCACCGTTTGGGCAACTCTGGATCCAGCAATTCGTCGCCATACATCCACGAGTCACCAAATCCTACAATTTTTTTAAATGTCATCTATAAACGATATCAGTAATAAATCCGGTATTGATTTGAACTGTGGCCGCAAGATTACCCGAAGGGGGTATCACGTAGCCACTGCCACCGTTTATTACATTTATCTCAGCAACACTGCCACCTGGTCCTAATATTGCCACTGCTTCTGCACCAGCACCTGTGCCGCCAATGGACACCTTGGGTGCTGCCAAATATCCGCTGCCCGCATATGTTACTTCAATGCTGTCCACAGTGCCGTTGAGCACAATGGCATTGGCCGTGGCTGCTGTGGCAGCGTAGTTTCCGTTGTATTGATCCACAGCTAGTCTGATCAAGGGATGATAACCTTCCACGTTGATGTACACTGTGTTGGACTGATCATAGTAACTGAACACATTGCCAACATTGTACCATGGTGCTTCGTAATCTTCAGCTGCTTCGGCTTTGATATTGCCTGTGAAATGATCCATTTCCAACTGGAATGTGGTTAGACTAGCACCATTGGTAGGCACATGACTGCTGTAACGCTGAACATTGACATTGATATTACCAGCGTTGGGCGGCAAGGCCCAGTCAGGCGCTTGACTGGGCTGGACATTTTGTGGATAGTTGACAGGTCCGTAAATGTTTGGAATTGTCAATGTCATGCTTTCTTCAAACGCAGGAAACACAGAATCCACAATGTCCACATCGGCTCTGCCTTGAGCTTGCGCATTCACAAACACAGGCTCGTAAAGATTTCCACTGAAGCGTTCAATGCTGTAGCTGGCTGGTTGAGTAGGCAATTCAGTGCTGTCTGCTGCCAAGATTGTGACTTTGGCACGACCAGTGGCGGCATTTAAAGTAACCAGTTCTGTTTCATACAGCAGTTCGTCGCCAGCCAAATCAATGAGTCTAAAGAAAAAAGTACTGCCAGTGATGTTCACAGGCTTTTGATCTTGATTCACAAACTCAAACAATATTACGTTGTCTACACCTTTGTTAATGGTTAATTTTTTAGCGTACACAGGATCCCACCTCCGTTGAAACACAGCGCCTGCCCCAGAGGTATCGATCAAAAGTACACGTTGAATTTGTTGATATAAATATGCTGGGGTTGCGTACATGGAAAACTCCAACAAATATTTATGGGCAGTGACCGATTACAAAAATTAGCTGAAAAATATCCTTTTATCACTCTCTGTGTGTATGCCAGCAATGAATATGTTGGAATAGTTCAAAATCGTGATGACTCAGTGACCACAATTTACGATTTTGGCACCTTGGTCGAAAGTGAAGCCAAACGTAGATTTCTTGAATTGGCCAATGTTTGGTGGTGGGAATCAAATCGCAGCATACCTATCAACATTTTTTTACGCGGCGAATGGGACGAATTTAGACCCACTCTGCGAACTTTTGTAAACAAAGACTTAGAAATAGTTCAAGGGCATGTGTGTAGCCTGGCCGACATTGCTCGCAAGAAATCAAAAAGAAAATCAATCACCCTGGTTCGCAGGGTTGACTGAGCAAATTCATATGTAAGGCCACCAGGGCAGCATAGCTCACAGCGTGTGACTTTTTAAATGTGTAGCCTTGGCTTTCGTCTCCGTCCCACACCGACTCGAATACTGTGGACCAAGAGCAATTTTGCAAATGTGCTTTGCCTGGGCGTATGATGGATATAAACGCTGCCATTCGAGGTATGGAATCTGGTTTCATGCTAGACAGCAAGGCTGTGTAGTTACCCACATGTACCAGTTGTTTGGCCCATTGAGAGTCTTGCCAAAGACGCTGCCACGGCGGAGTTGCTGCTAACATGGATTCATAGTGTTCAGAACTTTGAATCAAGTTATAAACACTCATATTCAGCAAATCAATTTTGAAGTAACCTCGTTGTTCGGCCTCATTATGATCTATGGCCGCACACCCATTCACAGGATCTCTGGGAATTTCTGTGATGTATATGCCAGAATTGTGTCGACGACCATTGCTGAGACGTGCTGGTACATGCTGTATCAGCTTTAGCACAGCATCTCTGTTGGGTACGTCAATGTCAATGTCGGCACTCATAATATTGAGAGATCTAAAAGTTTGGGTATTATTATTTGTTCAGCAAATGAATGATGTGCGTCTGGCCCATAATGCGCAATTTCAGGGCGATCTAAAAGATCAATTGGTGTAAACCCACTGGTGTGACACCAATTACAAAATCCAAATTTTTCTAAGTCAAAAAATCTACTGTCGGTTGAAAGTTGTTGTTTGAAAAAATCTAATAGATAATCAGATTCTAATTGTTCAGCTTTAGGTGACTGAAAAATTAAAAAATCTATGCCAAGACTATCTAATGTGAATTTCAACATTATTAAATCTGATAGTAAATTAATGCGCTCAGCATATGGACTGAAAAAATAAGCACGACCTTGACTGTATTTTTCATAAAAGACTGAATCTAGTTTGTGTTTATTGGGAGTTTCAATACTGTGGCCTTTAAGTAAATTTTCTCTCCAATTTATCTGATTACTAAAAGCATGAGTTACAAAATTAGACTCTTCAGGGATATTGCTGACTTTTTGGTCAATCCAAATTTCAGATCTTAATTCAAAACTTAGCCCAATCAAGGCAATAATTTTTTGATTGGGATTAAGTTGTCTTTGTAAAATTAAATCATGTAGAGAAGTTCTTACAATACGTCTGTTACAACTGCCTTTTATAGATTTATTGATTACAAAGCCATTACAGTGACTTGCAACGGTGTAAGGATATGTAGCGCCAGACAAGCTTTCATGATAAGTCTCATCACTGTAACTGTCTCCATTACAATATATCAATGGAAAATCTAAATTCATAAATCACACAAGGCCACAGCAATACGCACAGCTTCGTCATCACGTTGTCTAGCAGCCACAGAATTGCCGTAGCTGCTGATATAAGGATAGGCACCATTGCCCGACACACTCACATACTTTTCAGGTTGAACAATAGATTTGATCATAACACTACTATAGCAACAATGCCCACGTAAGTCAACTGATGTGCCAATTGATCCAGACCAAGATGCTGCCAAAACTGTGGCGTGCGTATGTCTTGATTGCCCCAATTCATTTTGATCCAATCAATATGATAGTGCGCCGCAAAATCCAACAGCAATAACCATACGACCCATGACAGATCAATGTTCATAATTGCCAACAACAGCCCTGTGGTTAGTCCATGTTTGACACTGTGCTTGGCTCCGCGCCAGTCAAGATACTGCCCTTTCCATCGTATTTCTTCATCAGTTTGAAGCACAAAATCTACCAACCAGTGTTTGATTTGTAGCAGCACAAGTATGGAAAAAGCTGTAATCATTTTGGTTGCGAGCTTTGTATGGCTTGCCAAAGTTTTTTAGCATGTTGTTTCATGCTGATATTTCTATTGGCATCTAATTTGCTATTGAATCGTAAAAATGGCTCTAGGTCAACTGTGGCATTGGCTGTTTGAAAATGTGTGATCAATGAGTCAATAAAATTTTTCAGTAACCAATCGTTTTGATAACACTGTAGAGTTGTAGCTTTTTGTAAATCTTCGAGCACCAGATCAGAATTTGGAAAATTCAATGGTGAGGTAATACCGCCTGCCAATTGCGCATGAATCAACGTACCTGGGAACTCTTGATCAAAAAAACTCAAAAGATTGTGTAATTCTGACACATTGTACATGCTAACAGTCACATTAAACGATACCACATGTTGATTCTCACAGAGATACTTTACATTTTCAACAATTGAATTCCAGTTGCTGGGCCAACGAATGTAATGATTTAGATCTTGGTAGCCATCAATGCTGACAATGAACTGTACATGAGGCAGTTTTTGTAACTGTCGTTTAAACCGGTCACTGAACTTGTTGGCATTGGTGTTGACAGTGAATTCAAAATTACTGCGGTGGTCGATACATCTATCCAAGAAATCAAAGAATTCAGGCATAGCAGTGGGTTCACCGCCAGCCACATACAATTTTTTCACTGACTCAAGATCAACAATGTCAAATCCGCTGTAGGCCAAATCTACCATTTTGTCAATGATTTCAAGTTTGAAATATTCTTGATTGATTAACTCGCTACTGCTTGGCCCACACATCCTACATTGTAAGTTACATTTGTTGCTTGGTCTTACTTCATAGTATACAGGTTTGCTGATTTTTTGTAAATCGTCAAGCGACGTTAAGTTCAATCGATTGGCCCATTCAACTGTTTCTTGCTGTCGAGCACTGATCATACCCATTTTTTCCACACTGTAGCAGGTGTTGCAATGTTGTGGGATCAGTACTCCGTCTATCATGTTTTGTCTTATCGTTTGATAATTTTTATCAGTGCCAAAGTTTGTCAATTCATTGACATGAGTAACAGGCGTGGTACTTCGACAACACACTGTGGTATGATCATTGTTGGTTAGCAGTTCGATAAACGGAAAAATACAAAAAGCCTTGTTGGTCTGAATCAGTTCATTGAAAAAGTTTATTGACTTCTTCATATCAGAATTCTGCCATTCAACCAGCATTGACTGTTCTAGTTCAGTGGCTATACGAACAGTTTTGTAAAAAAAATCTGGATGATTATATGATTCTTTGGGCTGATTTAACACTACCAGTTGATCAAACTCTTTGGCCAGACGCAACAATTGCCCATAGTCTATGTCCACCATAGTGGTATGATAATACCCTGTGTGATTGTGATTCAAACAATTTTCATCCAGAGTAGTTAATAACCCTCGACACTCACTGCTGTTGTGTTTGGCCAGCTCAGTGGTTAACCGATCAGTGTCTTCGGTATTGTTCCCTAAACACAGTATTTTCATTACCACCCTGCCTTGGTCAAAATTTCTTGAGCATAGGCCTGATCTGCTGGATAGTTTGCAAACTTCTTTTGCCATGCATCAGCATCGATGTAAGACCAAATCATTTTGATCTGTGTAGGGTCAAGTTCGGTCAAAAACTTCTGACCTGACTCAT